TACAGATCTCGAAGAAAACCCATTAGGTCCATTAGATGATTGGGATAAAGAATATATTGAGGTTAAAAAACAACTCCCAACACAGAAAGAACATTGGGCTAATGAATATAGATTACTTGGTAATGAATTAGAACAGGCTAATCTTATAGATGAACTGAAATCAACGGGTCCTCTTAAACAGGATACTAGAAATATTCTTGATAAACTATTTTATACTCCTAATGCACCTAAGTCTGGATTTGGGGAGTACGGTATAGAGTATGGTATGGATAAGTATAGACCTTTTGTAGATAAAAGCTGGATGAAAACAGATCAGTATTATCGTGGGTGGAATAAACCATAAAAATAAAGCACTTTCGCTATATAAGGGCTTAAAAACTTTAGTATATAGCAAAATTTATAACAAAGTTTGTTATGATATTTAATTAATTTAATTTATATTTGTAAACACACAATTATGGCAGAAACTAAAAAACAATCGACAAAACCAATCGAAGATAACAATTTAGAAGGAATTTGGGATTTAGATACATCGTTTGATGAAGCTTTAGGTCTTGCTGATAAAGGTACTGATCCTGTATTAGGAGACATACCTTTTGATGAAAATTTAAAAGACGAAACTGAAGTAAACGAAGAAACCCCCGATCCTAAAGAAGATTTGCCCGATTTAGATGATAATAAGGTTGAAGAACTTGAGGAATCAAAAACTACAGAAGAGCCTGTAGTCGTTGAAGAAAAAACTCCTGAGTTTGATCCTAATGTAGAATCTAAAGAAGAACAAAGCGAGGAACCAGATGAGAATGAATTTGCAATTTTTGCAAAACTTCTTGCTGAAAAAGATCTTATCGATTTAGATGAAGATTTTACTCCTAGTGAAGGCGGTCTTGTTGAAGCGTTTGAAAAAACTGTAGAGGCCAGAGTGCAAGAAGAAATTGATTCTTTTCAAGGTACTTTACCTCATGAAGGTAAAGAGTTATTAAATCACCTTATGAATGGAGGATCAGTATCTAATTTTCAAGCTGTGTATTCCGCACCAGATCTAGGTACTTTAGATGTAACTGGTGAAAAAGCTTCAAATCAAAAGTATGTTCTTCAAGAATATATGCGTCTTAGAGGTGACTCTGAAGAAGAAATTAGAGAAACCTTAGAAGATTATGAAGATTTAGGAAAGTTAGAAAAACAAGCTACTAGAGCTAAAACTAGACTTGAGCAGTATTACGCTCAACAAAAATCTCAATTAGCTGAAAAAACTAAACAAGAAGCAACTGAGAGAGAAACCAAGCGTCAAGAAGTAATTACTGATATTTCAGATACAATTTCAAATTCAACTGAAGTTAAAGGATTTCCTCTAACGCGTAAGAACAAAAAGGATTTACTAACATACATGACCCAAACTACTACAAAGGTAGACGGTCCTGATGGTAAACCTATGTTTGTCACCCAATTCCAAGCTGATGAGATGAAATCATCTCAAAACATCGATGATTTTATTTTACGAGCCTATTTAAGAATGACTGATTATAGTCTAGATCCTGTTAAAAAGAAAGCAACTTCTGATTACAGTTCTAAACTTAAAAAAAGCTTGCAGAATAAATCTCAATCGACTGGTACACAGGCTAAATTAGGAGGTGGCAACAAACCAACAATTGCCAAGAGCGGTGCGAGTTGGGACATTTAAGTAAAGTAATAATAATTAATAATTTAAAAACATAAAAAAATGGCAAGAGCACAATCAAAACTGGTTACGCTAACTCGCCCTTGGCATGCAAATTTTACTGAAGCTAACCATTTAGGTGCGGCTTTTATGGCCGAACCTCATAAGTTTGATTCAGTATTAACTAGAGTATTTACTGCTTCTAGAATTGCAGATAATCCTTTAACAGCAATGACTAAAGGAATGGGTAAAACTAGCGAGATCGAATCTTTTGACTGGGAATGGGAATTAATGGGTGCATCTTCACGACCTTTATTGGCAATGGAGCAAATGGACACATCTACTAAACCTGGTTTAGGAGGACTAGAAATTAAATTAAAATTAGACGAAGATTGGTTTAAACCTGGAGATGTAATTACTCCAGATAAAGACTATCTTTTGAGAGTACAAAGAGATCCTATCTCTGATGGGAATGGTTATATCTACTTTTGTAGATTAATGGATGATGATCAAACTGCATTTTTAAAAGCAGATTATACTAAGGCTGGTGTACAATGGAGCAAAATGTTCTCTGTATACGAAGAAGGCGGTGATCAAAGTGGTTCTACTACTTACGCAATGCCAATGAAACTACAATCTCATTTATCAACATTGAGAAAAGAGTATTCTATAACTGGTGATGCAGCAAATCAAGCTTTAGTAACTGCACTTATGGATGCAAATGGTAAAGTATATAAAGACTATAAATGGTTAAAATATGCTGAGGCTGAATATTGGATTCAATGGTACAAAGAAAAAGAAAGATCACTTTGGTATGGTAAATCAACTAATACTGTAGCAGGTGCTAATGGACGTGCTGCAAGAACTGGACCTGGTGTTCAAGAGTTGTTAGGTGATTCACATGTTCATCATTATTCACAATTAACTGAGAAACTTATTCGTGAATTTTTATTGGATATTTTCTTTGGAAGAGTTGATATGTCTAACAGAAATATTGTAGCCTTTACTGGTGAATATGGTATGTTAGCATTCCATCAAGCAATGATGAATGCGTCTGCTCCTTTCTTAACTACTGATAGTAAGTTTATTCAAGGTAGTGGAAATAGTATGGAATTCGGTGGACAATTTGTTAAGTACAATGGACCTAATGGTATTTCTTTAACATTAAGACACAATCCTGTGTATGATGATAGAGAGATTAATTTTCAATATCATTCTTCATTACAAGTTCCTATGGAATCAATGAGATTTACTTTCCTTGATTTTGGTGGAAGTGGTGGTATGAATAATATCAAGTACGTACATAAGAAAAATGGTTATAAACTAGGATACGTTTCTGGTTTACAAACTCCTTATGGACCTAACAAGGGTGGATTAATGAGTAATGCTAAAGATTCGTACACTATGATCGTTCATGATCAATGTGGTGTTCAAATCGATGACGTAACTCGTTGTGGTGAATTGATCCTTCAAGAAAATTAATATTAACCTTATATAAATTACAATGGCAAAAGTTAAAACAACAACTAGAGTAATTGTAAAACCAATCATAAAAGAAAAATGGCACGGTCTACATAAAATAGGCCGAGCCAAATTTCAAGATACTACGGATACTTTTCAACCTCTTTTTGATAGATCAATTGGCGGTTTAGCTACTGGTTTAGATAAAGAAGATGAAAAGCGTTTAGGTGGAGCAGTTGGAGCAGATCTTAGTAATGCTCCTAGTAATGAGTACTGGCAAGAGTTTAAAATAAAATTAGAGGATAAAACAATGTTTTTTGATATTAGTATTCCTTTACAAGAATTGCAACTTAAGGTACTTCAAGCAAGTAGATTTGTAGCGAATTCTCAAAAAGAATTAGATGATGGATTATGGCCTAGTGCTAAATATGTTATCTATGACGAGAAAGATGAGATGGAAAAACAAGCTGCTGAAGTGAGTAATAAAGCTAAAGCTGTAGAAGTTTTTAGTAAATTAACTCCTTCTAAGAAAAATGACTTGTTAAAAGTTTATGGAAAATTTGTTGAAAACTCGAGTGAAGATTGGGTATATACCAAACTTTATGAGATAGTTGAAGATGATCCTACAGACTTTATTAAAACAGCAAGTATGAATTCCAAAGAGATAGGCGTTCGTGCCTTGATCTTTGATCTTGAGAGAATGGGTATTTTTAGAAGAAAGGGTACTGCATATCTTTATAATGACCAACAAGTTGGTTTTGATTATGACGATACAGTAGACAATCTTTTAAATCCTAAAGCTCAGGAACTATTAGTTAAATTGAAAACTGCTTTAGAAACTAGATCTTAATGACTGTTGAAGAAATGCATTACGAGTTTAAACTTAAACTTAATAAAGTCGATAGTTTAGATTATAGCAATTTTCAAATACCTGAAATTGATTGGTATTTGAATGAAGCTATGAATGTATTTATGAAACAGAAATATGGAATTTTTTCTTCTAAAGGAGTAGGATTTGAGACTATACAAAAACGAATTGATGATTTGAGGAATCTGGTTGTTAAAGAAGGTTTAACAACTGGATTATCTCAAACCGATTCGAATACTTTTGAAGCCAGTCTTCCTGGTGACTATATATTTTTAGTTAGAGCGAAGGCTACTGCTTCAAAAAAGGGTTGTAAGAAAAAGGAATTAACTTGTGTTCAGGTACAGCACGATGATCTTAACGGTATATTGGAAGATCCTTATTATTCCCCAAGTTATGAATGGGGAGAACTCCCATTAGTTTTTGGGACAACGGGAACTGCCGCTACTGATTTAGATAAAGTATTCGTATATACAGACGGATCATTCACAGTACAGCTGTTAAATGTGGATTACCTCAGAAGACCTAAGAGAATTTCTTTTCCTATTGGTACACCAAATAGTCAGTATAACTACCCAGATGGTACTACTGTGATTGCTAATCAAGATTGTGAGCTTGCAGAACATACTCATAAAGAGATTGTAGATCTAGCAGTACAAATTGTGGCTGGAGATATTGATCATCCTGGATACCAAATTAAAGCCCTTAAGAATACAATAAATGAATAATTAACAAATTAAAATTTTTTAAAAATGGAAAAGAAAAATTTAAGAGTATTAGCCACTGACAATAATACTGTCAATGCTAGTGCTTATTTAACAAGCGATTGGCCTACCTGGCATGCCGCTGCTGTTGGTACAATTGCCGCTGGTTCTATCGGATTCTTTGATGAAGAAGGCAATGCTAATGTTGGTGATGTATCTAATGCTGCATTTACAGGTTTAGCAACTAGTGCTAAAAAAGTTTTTGTTGCATTAAAAGTAGGAGCAAATGATACAAGAAGAAGTGATCTTATAGATCCTAAACAAGTTAAAAGTATTACATATCAAGCTGCTGTTGCAGGTACTCCGAAACAAATTAAAATTGATGCAGTAAGTAATATAGACTGTGAGACAGAATATTGTATAAAAATTCGTTATGAGTCTCCAGAGATTGCTAAAACATATGGTTATCAAGATATGATTAAAACATATTCTTATGTAACTAGATGTTGTGGAACTGCCTGTGGATGTCCTGATGGAGCTGTTTGGGATGCTCTTTATGGACTTGCTGAGCAAGTTAATAATGATCAAGAATCAGGAATGAACATAGCTACAGAAAAAACTATCAATTATATGGCAGTTAGAAATACTACTGCTTCTATTGATACTAATGATCTTGATGTAGATGCTACATTTACGCAAGGTTCTACTACTGTAACTTTAGCTTCTGCTGATACTGGTTATCAAGGTAATGCTTTAACACTTGCTGTAGGTGATCAAATGAAAGTTGGTGCAACTGCTGATTTAGATATATCAGGTGTTAACGTTTCAACGGGAGCATATGATACGTTTAGAGTAGAATCTGTTGGTACTACTAGTTTTGTAATTGACAGACCTTGGCCTTATGCAACAATTACACATACTGGGGCAAATGATACTGGTGTAGCTGTGATTCCTAAAGCTACCGTTGAGGCTTACGCTGATTCTACATGGTTAGGAGTTCTTGTAGGTACAGCTGTTGTAGAGTCTACTGCTACTTCTAAGATGTATACTTCAACTTATACAACTGATTTCTTTGTTGGTTTGGAGTGCAATTTAGACTGTAATGCAACTGTTACTACTACTACAGATGTAACACAACCTGAAGGTTATGGTGCTGATATTCAGCAATTAGAGTTATGGGCTAGATCTTACGAATCTAAACATGGGGTTTATGGTGGATCGCTTATTACTAATCAACCTACAGGTGGTAGTGCTACAG